GGGTTCCAGGAGGATACGATGCGATCGGTGCGCGCAGCGGCGAAGCCCGTCGTGCTGCGCTTCCCGACCCTGCGGTATCCGAATTTCTTCATGATGCGTTCGATCATCAGAACCTCACGTAGACGTTTCCGCCTCCGTCGAGCCCCTTGCGGATCCTCTCGGCGCGAAGCTCGCGCTCATATTCACCGCGGTACTGGGAACGGAGTTTCAGCAGGTCGGGAAGCGGGGTCTTCTGCAGGGATCGTCCGTTGATCGAGTAGGACAACTGGTCGGTCGTGGCGCGGCCCAGAATGACCGCCTCGATCGCGTCGAGGACCTTCTTGACGTGGCTGCGCTTGTCCAGGCCGGAGACATATTCGGCGGGCCCCTCTGCCACGGTGCAAACCCCCGAATCGACGATGTGCCGCTCCAGGGTCCCGCCCGAGCCCTTTTCGACGGTCGCAATCCAGGAGTACTCGCCGACGGGATAGGCGCCCGTCACAGTGGCCGACGCAGAGGCCGAGAAGTCCGTCCCGTCCGCCACGGCCGTAATGTCGAACGCGCCGGACGGTCCGGCAAATTTGTACTTGAGGGTCCACTCGGGGGCGGAGCACTCGATCGTCGCCCCGTCGGCGTCGACGTACGTCGTCTGCGACGCGGCGCGCTTCCAGCCCAGCGTCTCGCCCCTGTGGATGATGGACGGCTCCCGACTCATGCGTCATCCTTTTCGGGCGGGGGGCCGGCCGATCACCGGCCCCCGCCCGGGAGAGAGGTAGATGACAGAGACGAGAGAACCATAGCACGGGATTTTTTTTCAGGAGGGGCGTTTTAGGTTACTTTTACTGAAATCCCGGGTTACTTTTACTGAAATCCCTATCAACTTTTACTCAAAAATTTCTTGACAGGTTTTTTCTACTCTGCATCCTGGGGCATTTCGGCCACCCTCCCGCGGGTGCGCTTCTGCATGAACTCCTCGATGTTCGCGGCATGCGCCACCATGCGCCGGCCGATGATCGCGGCGGGGAGCCCTTCCTTCAACAGGTCGTAAAGCAGCGGTTTCGAAATGCCGATGTAATCGGCGATGGCTTGCGCCGTGATGAGGATCTTCTCGCTTCTCGGCGTGCCGCTCATCGCATCCAGCCCCCTGCCCTCTTCATCCAGCCGCCCGGTGCGGACGGCCTCGGCGTATCGGGGGGTCTCGCGGGCGGCGTCCGCTTGTGCTCGGCCAGCAGCCGCAGGCCGCCGCCGGGGAACTCCATCTCGACACACGCCGCCGCCAGGATCTCGGCGTCCAAGAGATGGTTGGGGCGATGATGGACGTTCACCCACTCCTCGCGGCCGCGGTCGTCGAGTTGCTTCTCCTCGGCCAGGATCTGCGCCGTGTAATCCATGCCCGTGTCCTTGTGCAGAAACATCGCGCCGGGCAGCTCCCTCGTTTCCGGGTTTGCGGCGATCTTGAGCCTGTAGTGAAACTGGTCTTTCGCCTTCGCCGTGTCGACCGACAGGATTCGCAGCCCCGCGGGAAGCTTCCTGCCCCGCGGCGTCGCCAAGATCTCGTTGCCGAGCCGCAGCATGCCGGGCAGTGTGGTGCTGGATCCCTTCGTGCCCCAGAGGGCCACGCCGCCGCGGCCTCGGTTCTTGAGGAGCCAGAGATACGTTTCCTCCGTCATCGTCATGTCCTCGTACTTCTCGCCGCCGCCCGTGTCGACGCAGCACCGGAAAATCTTCATGGTGCGTCCCGTCTCGCCGACCGGCCAGGCCGTCTCGAAGACCAGCGTCTCGACATCTTCCCACGTCAAGAGAAACCCGTAATGAATCGTCCAGTTCGTGCCGTTGCCGGACCACGCCTTCACGACGAACCAGAACCCGTGCTGCTGCACGTCGATCCCGCAGGTCAGCCGGATCGCTTCCTCCGGGACGACCTGGGCCGGCAGGGGACAACGCGCGGCCAGAACCTGCTCCGCGCTGCCCGAGATGACCGTCAGCTTCCACGGCTCCGCCAGGTGCCGGTTATGAAAGTCCTTGAATTTGTTGATGTCGGACAGGCCCCGCAGAAAAGCGGCGGCGATCTCCGAGAGCGACACGAACGGAGAGAGCCAGCTCGGCAGGTGAAACCCGATCTTGGCCGGCCGCTTGCGGCCCAGGGCCTCGAACAGCTTCAGGCCCGACGCCCGGTCCCTCCAACCGCCGGCGCGCACGGCCACATCGCGCTCATAGTCGTTCCACTGCGCCAGACAGCCCGGGCACTCGTACCAGGCCATCTTCTCGGCCTCTATCGCGGCGGGGTCTTCGGAATGATGCTTGCCGTCGGGCCCCGGCTCGGCCGCTCGCGGCCACTTGATCTGCTTGAACTCCATCTTCTGGTCGGCGCCGCACGCCGGGCAGCGGACCCAGAAGTCGAACACGAGCTGCGCCTCCGTTGTGAGCGCCCGCCAGATGTTTCCCGTCTCCGTCGTGGGTGTGCTGATTTTCCAGATCTTGCGGTTGAACCGGTAGGTGATCGTGCGGGCCTCGCCCAGGGAGATGGGGTCCGTCTCCCTCTTTCCCGCCGTCGCGGGGTATTTGTCGACCTCGTCGAAAAGCAGGTATCGGATCGGCTTGTTGGCCAGCCGTGCCGCCGAACGGGCCCAGGCGATGTAGATGGGCATGTGCTTCAGGTTGATCCGCAGCGACGTGCTGTCGTCGTCCACGCCCGTCAGGTATCCCCGCAGCCGGGGGCTGCCCTTGATCATGGGCTGGATGCGGTCCTGGCTGTTCTCCTTGCCCGTCAGCTCGTCGGGGTAGATGCACAGGGCCGGGCCCGGGTCGCGGTCGATCGCATAGCCGAGGCAGTTGAGCATGGCCTCGGTGCCGCCCACCTGGGGCGACTTGCACAGGATGACCGTCTGCACCGCGGGGTGCCATGAGGCATCCATGATGCCGGCCAGGTAGGGCGTGATCTCGTTCTTCCACCTGCCCGGCAGGACGGACATCGTCACGTAGCGGTACCGCTCGGCCCAGCGCGACACGGGGATCCGCTTGTGCTTGCGGAAGACCTTCTTCTCCGCCTCGCTGAATACAATCTTCAGCCGCACCGTACCGGCTGCCGTCCGGATGGCCTCCGGCAGCCAGGGGCGGGAGCGGTCTATGCGAACGGCGCCGGGCATTTATGATTCTTTCCTCAACGCGTTGCGGCTCACCACTTCCTCCTGGCCATCCTCGAACCGCACAAGGGCGCTGTTCATCCGCATCCGGGCCAAAACCCGGCAGCGCCTGCCATACATATCCCGGCGCTTTTCATTGTTCTTCCATTTGTACCGATACATCTTCATCTTCCCCATCAATCACCACCTCGAATTCCTTCGCCTGCGCATAGCCGTTGATGTGCTCGTCGAGGTCCCGGATCATCGCGTTGATCAGCTCTCCGGCCTGCTTCACGTCGCCGCCGGCGATGCGGATCCAGTCGGCGGCCCTGGATTGCACCCAGTGCTTGAGGCCCGCCTCGAGGACCCCCGCCCGCGCCGCCAGCTCCTCCGCCATTCTTTCTTTTTCTATGTATTTGCCTTCCTCGATTTCATTCAGGCGGCGCTTGCGCTTGAGTTCCTCCTCTTTGATGCTCAGCTCCGACTCGAGGATTTTCCGCTGCAGTTCATCCTCCGGCTCCTGGAGCTTTTTACGCGTCGACTGCCGCTTCAGCCATGTCTTCGCGTAGCGGTCGACGTCCTTCTGGTGATACAGACCATCGGCTTTCGGAAGAAGCTTGCCTTGCTTGCAATGCAGGAATACCGTCGATCGCTTGGCGATCCAGCCTGTGTCGCCCAGGTACTCCACGACCTGGTCGACGGTCGACAATTTTGTTGACTCTTCTTCTGCCGCCGGGCGCACGCTCATCGAATCAGATTTTCCCATCCGATCTCTGCCGATGGATGGCTCAATAGATAATCCCGCACCAACGGTTCGCGGAAGACCAGGCGGTTGATCCGCCCTCCCACATACTTCCCGTCCCGCAGGACCGCGAACCGCTCCGGCGTGTTGATGATCTTCACGCCGGGGTTCTTCCGCAGCAGGTCGCGCAGCTCGAGCAACGGCCCCGGGATCTCGCCGCGCAGCAGCTCTTCCTCGACAGGCGCCGGCGCGGACTCCGGGCGGGCTCTCTGCTCCGTCTCCGGCCCGCTGATCGTCAAGGCCGGCGGCAACCCCGCGCGAATCCACTTTCCAAGATCCGTCCCCATCCGGTATGCTTCGCCCGGGTCCTTCCCTTGCGGGACCGGCCACCGTTCGCATCGGGCAAAATGCTCCTTCCACCACGCCATCGCCTTCTTGCCCGCCTCGTCGTAATCGATCGCCACGAGGACCTGCAGGGCGTGCGTCAGGATCTGGAAGGCCTCGGCGTCCGGCTTTGTGCTGACCGACCCCAGACCCACGGCCCCAGCGAGGGCATTGTTCGCCACGACCGCGATCGCATCGAGCTCCGACTCCACGACCACGAAGGCCCGCCGGCCCAGCTCCAGGATCATCGTCGCCATCGAGGAGCCCGGCACGACATAGTAGCGGGGCTCTCCCTCAGGACGACGAATCCGGATTCGGCTGATGATCCCGTCGCGGATGTAGGGAATGACAAGGCCCTGGGGAATCCACAGCACTTTTTTCTTGCCGTCCTCTCTTTCGATGTCCGGCAGCCCCCAGGCGCTCCGGGGGCGAAAGATGTCCTTTCCGTTCTCGCCCGGATTCCAGCCGAGCCGATGATTCCTTGCCTGTTCCCCTCCGATGCCCCTCTCCGCGAGCCACCGGAGAGCCTCGGGGTTCTTGTCGAGGTTCTCCTGGGACCAGGTGATGAACTTTTCGGCCTTCTCCTGCCACAGATCCGCGGGCGGGGCGTGGCTGCTGGGCTTAAATTCGGGCTTAGCCTGATGCGGAAGCGCAGGGCGCCAGGATGCCGGCCTGTCCGGAACGCTGATTCGAAGCTCGGCGCAGGCCTCCTTGAACGACATATTCTCAAACTCGATCAGAAATTGGATATTATCGCCCGATTTGTCGCAACCTCTGCACCAGTAGCTCCCCGTCCCGTCGTGCTGACTCGGCCAGACATGAAAGCGATCCTGACCGCCACAGCTGGGGCATGGGCCCTGCCACTCCCCGCCGTAGGTCCCGGACACCTTTCTGAGCTTCACTCGCCTTTGCGCCAGATCCAGCACGTTCACTTCGCTTTCTACCCTCCCCTTTTTTTATCTCCTTGTTTTCATTATTCATTTGACAAATAAAACTTATAAAATCCCCCCCGTTCTGATAGTTGGACAGTTTTATGTATATTTAGCCGCGCTAGAAAATTGAAAATCTTACGACAAAAAAAACCTCCAAATTAGCACTAACCCTCCCCGTCCGGATGATTCTGTCCAGACTATCAACGACGGTCACTGAATAATTCCGGCCACTTGCACCGATTGCGCCGGAAATCGCCGCGATTCTAAACCCTCCATGCTTTCCGGGGAGGCTCTGACACTTTTTCATAGGTTCTACCTTCAACTTCTAATTTTTCAAAAATCGGGCTTATCTCCCGATAAACCCTCAGACCATCAGAACTTGGACTTTCCCCTCTCGAGTAGAACGTCATTGCTCTCCGGGGTGAGCATGATGCCGTGATACATGACGCAACCCGTGGCCTTGCTCTTTTGGTACTTCTGAGAGAGCTGCTTTCCGAACCACGTCCCGCTCGGCGGGTTTTTGCCGACGTTGTCCTCGTACCAAATCACGAACCGCTGATAGAGAGGTGCGCCCTTGTCCTTGGCCCCAGGCTCCCGGATGCAACACTCATCGAGGTAATCAGCGAGGAGGTCCTCATTCCGGCGATAGTTCTCCGTCGCATCCGTCACCTCCCGAGGGGGCTTGAGGCCGTGCTTCTGCCAGAGCAAGCACCCGCGGACGAGCCAAGCCAGGATCCCCGGCGCTTCCTGCAGAACCTGCCGGTCGAGGTTCAGGACAGCTCGCCGCTCGTAGGATTCCTGCGGTTCGCGGTTGACGAAACTGATGAGAAACGGGATCAGGTGAAGGCGCTCCCAAAACGCCTTATCGTTCGGCGGGGCCTGGGGCTGGGTGTTGGTCATTAAGAACAGCTTATGCGTGGGCCGGAAGCGCGTCGGGTACTTGTCATGCGGGTTGCGTCCGTTTAGCTCGTCCTTGCCCGTGAGCCATTTCACCTTTGATGCGCTGAACCGCTGCCCCTCGTCCACTTCTGAGGCGAAAGCCATCCGGATTCCCTTCAGGCTCATGATGTCCGGGGAAGGCCCGGACGAACTCTTTACATACTTCATCGACAGGAGCATTTCGGAGGGGATCGATCCCGCGAGATCACCCATGACGTAGGAAATGGACTCCACGAGGAGGCTCCGGCCGTTCCATCCTGTTTTTCCATAGAGCACAGGGAAAATCTTTTCTTCGACTAGGCCCGTCATCGCGTAGCCGAACAGGCGCTGGACATACGCGACGAGGTCCTCGTTGCCGTTCAGGATCTCGAGGATCGTTTTCTGCCAGAGCGGGGCGGGCTCGTCGATGCCCAGGAACTCGACCGGACTGGAGAGCGAGAGGTAGTCCCGGGGCCGGCCGGCGCCGAGCCGGCCAGTCTCCAGGTCGATGACGCCGTTCGCGCAGGGAAACAGCATCGGCTTTTCATCGAACTCGTCGCCCGTGATGGCGAGGGGATTTTCTATCGTGTGCGCGAATTTCAGGCAGGAGGAACGCCGCTTCTCCGCCCGGAGCTGCTGGACCTGCTTTTCGAGAGCGTTCCGCCGTTTCTTGAGCTGGAGAACCTTCTCCGGGTCGTCTTGCGTCTCGATGATTTTGGCGTTGACCTCCTTTTGCTCCCGCTGATAGAGGTCAACGACCCGCTCCACGACGGCAAGAGAGCGGTTCATCACGTCCCGCTTCCAGACGTGCCCCTGCCACTCGAACCACTCCTGACGGTTCTTGCAGAAGACAAACTGGTCCCGGAACAGGGTCGCATAGAGCCGACTGTCGCCCAGCTCATTCGCTGCAAGGCACTCCTGGATGAACCCGCTGGTGATCTCCCCGTCCCGGTCATCCGGCCCTTTCGGACCCTCGGGGCCGGAAGCCTCTTTGTCCACCCGGTCCTGAACCTGCTTTTTGATGTCGTCTATATCGCTCACGGATTAACCTGCTTTTTCAGGTAGTAAATCCAGCGCAGGGAGATGTTCGGCACGGCCTCCTTGACCTGCTTCGGAGCGACCCCGGCCAGCAACAGGCGCGTGACGATGGCCTTTGTCTCCGGGTCGATGAGATGATCCGACCCCTCAACGAACTGGCGACCGCAGCCCCGACAGCGATACTTCTGCCGACCGGCCGCTCCGCGCCCCCAGCGCAAGCACGAGGTGCCGGAGCAGCCCGGACATGCGGGCGTTGTCGTGGCTTCGGTCGTCATTTCACCTCGCTGTCCGCACGGCCTCCTGAAAGGCGCTGCGGAAATTCTGCCGCCATACCCGGTCAATGGTCTTCTGGGCGATCTCGTAGAATCGGAAGATACTCCGGTATGCGGGCTTTCGGACAAACATCATGATCGGTTTGATGGCCGACCCCTTCGAGAACCCCACGCGCTTGTAAATCCCGGGCTTGAGATGGCCGCCCTGGCGGGCTACAAAATAGCAAAAGCCCATCGTGCCTTTGCGCCGGCTGCCCCTCAGCAGCCTCTCCTTGCCAGCTGTCGACATGTTGGCCTTGTACCCCTGCTCGCCGAACGCCTGGAAATAGGAGAGGACCTGAACGATCTGCCCTCTGGACAAATTGCCCCAGGCGTCCACGTCGGCCCCCTCGCCCGGCGCTACGTACTGCCCGGCAGGCAAAACGCCGATCCGCTGCAGGGCCCGCTCGAATCGCTTCACGTTGCGATCCTGGCCGAATATATTAGGGCTCATGTATTTCGTCGCCGGCGTTCCCTTCCCCGCAAACTCCCGGAGATAGACCATGGCCATGAGGGCGGCCCTCGTTGCCGGCTTTACGTAGAGGCTGTTGAGCGTGTAGGGAGTCGGACGGTCGAATACCCGCGCGATCTCCGCCTCGAGATCCTTCTTCACGTCCTGGGCCGTCCTGGTCAGGGCCAGCGCGGTCGCGTAGGGCAACTGTTTCTTTTCGAGGTCATTGAGCGTGCGCCGGACGGTGTCCAACCCCTCGATCTTGATCGAAATGTTCACTGGCAACCCCCTCCATTCATTATGCAATGAGTCTAAAAATCTAAATAAAATTAGAATTTATCCGGAGCCGAAAGCCGAGGTTCGAATTACCCTCATCGCGCAGGGCCGCGGAAGGACCCGCGACGACACGAGACCCCCGTAGACCGTTGTCATGTTCCTTATTGTAGGGGTACGGGGCCGTCCGGTGGGGCGCGCTGCCGAAACGACACAAAGAAGATGAAGAAAAAAGGAAGAAGATCATCTAGATGTACCCGTACTTAGATCAGACCTTCGTTGCGGAGAATCTCCTCGACGGCCATCATGGCCTGGTCACCGGGGCCGCGGCGGTGGCTGCGGCCGAACTTCACCCAGGGCTCGTAGAGATTGCGGTTTTCCTCAAGGGTGAAATCCAAAATGACGATGCGGGGATCAGGCGAATTGATTGTGGCGGCCTCTCCCTTGATCTCCGCGATGGGCAGGGGGTCCGGGAGCTTGTCGACGACGACGGCGGATGTGGTCGACTTCTTGCCGGCGGCGCGGATCTTCTCTTTGATGAACGTCACCTTTTCCAGTTGCGTTTCGGCGGGTTTAGTCTCCATCTCACGCCCCCCCTCGACGCCTGCTTTCTGGCGATCGCCGCGCGAATCCCGGCAGCGATACGCTGACGCTGTTCCGGTGTTCTTTTCTTTCCCATGTCAGTCTCCTCCCTCTTTTCGGTTTCGTCGTTGCCCGGGACGGGCACCATCGGTTCGGGGGCCTGAGGCTGCTCGTTCTTGCCATGGAAGCCCCACCTGGATGGACTGCGATTCCCGCACTTCATGCACGCCAGGCCACCGTCCTGATAGTAGGTCGACTCCGACTCGCATTTCCCGCAGACCATCCAGCTCATTCTTAGCGCACCGCGTCGTCCCTTTCCTGCATGTCCCGGTATTTGCCGTTGGCCAGGATGGCGCAGAACAAAAAGCCGATGGTGCCACCGGCCATCAGCGCCGCGATGACCGCGCAGACGAGCTTCGTCAGGCTGATCTCGATCATGGCTCTACCTCCTGCTGAAAAACGAATGCGTACCGGGCACTGAGGGCCGGCAGTACTCCACAGAGATGCTGACAGGAAGTGGAGACGCTGGTATAGACTTGGCCGGTAATGCTGTCGATCCCCTGATAAGCTGAGCTGTCGCGATCGCAAAATGGACAGACCACACTGGCATCACCGTGAGAAGAAAACACGATCAGCTGATTGATCCTCATGGTTCGCCCTCCTGGTCGTCGTGGTACAGGCGGCAGCGCTCCTCGCAGCCCTCGACGTGGTCGCACTCGTAGCAGCAGGGCGGCTTTCCATCAGCTTCCCACTCCTCACCCTCTTGCCACTGCCGTTTGCACTTCGAGGCGATGTGTTCGCACTCGTCGAAGTGGGTGCAGCTCACGTAGTCCATGCAACCGCCTTCGTCCTCTTCGGAGTCGCGCGGGTCGCCCAGGTCCAGGATCTCCGGCGGCACCTTGCCGGAGAGATCCACGCCGCTCTCGAGGATCACGCGGTCAAGCTCAGTTTTTTTGAGGGACGAGAACTTCCGCTTACCTAGGGTGTCCTTGAGAAAGGCTTGGGCCTTGGTGTCGGCGAAGATGCCCAAGGCCTCGCCGAACGCGAGGATCTCGGCCTTGGTCTTTTTGTCGAGGTAGGACTGGGTGATGCGCCAGTCGCGGGCCAGATCGATGCCCAAATGGGCGGCGATGGCGCAGCGGGTCTCGTGCGAGGTCTTGTCCGTCTGCATGGCAATATAGCCACCCAAGGCCTTCAGGGACGTCCGGAGGGCCGCGCCGTCCATCCCCTCGATGAATTTCCAGTCGGCCGCCTCGAAATGGTAACGGCCATAGCGTGAGGGCCTGGCGCTCGTCATCTCCATTTTGCGGAAGTATTCCAAGGCGCTAAAATTGCTATTGAGGATCCCGGCCAGGACAATGCGAAGGCACCGGTCGCTGTCGGGCTCGAGATTCGATATCCAGCTCGGCAGAATTTCCTTGAAAAACTCCTCGCGGAAGTGCCTTCCATGCCAAGAGGCGCGGATGCGGAGGCGGAAGCCGTCGGCGCGGGGCGCGGGATTTTCGACCCTGCCGGGGGCTTCCGTCAATGGAGCCTGGGGAAAGGAATCGCCCGATGAATCCGGGGCCACTCGGTCAGGACTGGAGCTGCGCTGCTGCCGAGACGGCTGGACTGGCTTCTTCAGTTTTTGGTAGCAGGCGATATCGGCGCAGGCCTGCTCCCAGGCGGGGTTGCCCGAGGCCTCCAGGACCGTTACGAAGTGCTCGCAGGACAGGCACTTGTCAGCGATGTCCTTGTGGTCGGCGCCGCGCTTGCCGTTGAACTTTCCCCAGTCCGACGATCGTCCGTTGAAATCGCGCTCGAAGCGGAAGCCATTGGTACCCCACTTCTTCCGGTACTTCTCCTCCCAGCCGGCGGTCAGGGCCTCACGCTGGTATTTTTCGTAGCACTGCGGATCGAGGCACGATCCGTGTTTCTCCTGCTCCATCTCGTCGCCGAATAGAAGCTCACGCTGGACGTCGGTGTTCTTCTGGCAGGTATTGCATCCTGCTGTGGCCACGTCGAACCAGGGCTTCTTCATGGCGACGGCCTCTTCGTCGATAGCGTCGCGCAGATCGGAGACCGTCATGGGATCCCATCGTTCGGTGCAATTGGAGAGGAACATAAGGATCTGTTTCTTTTCGGTCAAACGGGTGAGCTGCTCGCAGTGGCCGATGGTGATGAGGCCCTTGTCCCAGGCCTTGAGGACCTCGGCGGGCAGCGCCAGCACGGCCAGGCGCCGGCGGATGTAGCGGGCCCCTTTCCCGGTGCGGTCGGAGAGGTCCTTCACGACGTCGGCCTTGCGGTCCTTCTTTGCCCGGCGCTCCACCCAGGCCTTGAACATGTTGGCCTCCTGCAGCTCGGTAAGGTCTTCGCGCTGGAGGTTCTCGATCAGGCAGGCATCGAAGGCGTCGTCGTCGGACAGCTCGCGCACGAGGGCCGGGATTTTCGCCTTCTTGATGCCGCCGTTCTCCTGGGCGACGACGCAGGAGGCCCGGAAGCGCCGCTCGCCGAAGATGATCTCGTAACGGTCCTTTTTCTTCGGCCGCACCAGGATGGGTGAATAGACGCCCTTCGCCCGGATACTGGCCACCAGTTCGTCGAATTTCTGCCCCCGGAAATCTTCATCGCTTCGCGGGTTCCATGGGTTCGGGTCGAGCTTCGAAAGCTCGATCTCCTTAAAATCCTTTGCGGTCATCGTCTCTCTCCTTTTTTCGTGCCCGGCGTTCTTTGCCCCCGGGCCTGGCGCCGGGGGATCCAGCGGGGGTTACATGGAGGAAGTCTTCTGCTTCTGCCGAACGCGCCGGGCACATTCGCGGGGGCCCTGGTGGGGAGAGTAATTCTTACGCTTTGGGTTGACTGAGCGGCCCTTCCCCATGGCCTCTAGGAGCTTCATGATATCCGCCGGGATTTGCTGCCGACCGACGTTCAGGGGCAGTTTCTTTCGCTTCACGCTGCCGTCTCCTTTCTCAACTTCCTGGCCGCGGCGACGATCTCGCGCATGCTGGCCTGCCTGGCCCCGTGGCGGATCGCGATGCGGCGGAACGAGTCCACGATGTCAAAGTGGGGATGATCCCCGTCCTGGAACCAGCTGCGCCGCAGGCCGATCCGATCGCCGAAGGCGAAGAGCTCGTCGAGGCTCTCGTCGCTGGTCAGGTGGTACCAGCAGCGGTTGCCCTTCACGATCGGGTTGCAATCGACCAGGATCGCCATCGCTCACCTCGTGAACAACCAGACGATCAACCCGGCTAAAAACGTGAAGCGCCAGAGCTCACCGAGCAGGCATCCCAGCGGCAGGGGACAGCGGATCGTTGCGGGACCTGAGCTTTTTAACATACGCTTCGACCTCGCCGGCGGTGACGACCGAAAACGCCGTCTTGACGCTTCGCACGGCTTCCGTGAAATTCATCATGTTCTGAATCAGTTGAACGAAGGATGCGTCGAAGGGCTCCAGGAGACCCTTGTGCGCCCACTCCTTGGCCAACTCGAAATTGATCCGGGGCACAGGCCTGTAATCCGGCATCAACTTGAATTCGGTGTGCGCGATCGACTTCGCCTGGATGATTCGGATGATGGTCATGGCGATCTCCTACGCGGTTGCGTGCTTGTCGATCCGGACCGGCTGGATCCTCGCGGCGGCGATCACGGATGCGCTCTCGGCACGGAGCTTCTCGCGGCACTCGTCGCAAAGGCGGTGCGAGACGCCCTCCCCGGGCTCCTCGCCCAGGATCCGGATCTCGGCGTGGTACCAATTGCAGATCAGTTGCATCATCTCGCTCTCCCTGTTAAGTGCCCGGGGCCGAGAAGGAGGGGAAACGGCCCCGGGCGGTTGCGGTGCGCCCATCTCATGCCCGCGGCGGTTTGACTGCGTCTGCAGCGCCTTCCGCCATCTTGTGCGGCGCACCGGTTTCGTCTTCCGTGACCGCGGCGATCGCCCAGACGACGGGCGAGACGACGATCAGCCCGATGGCGGCCAGAATTTCGCTCATCCCAGCGGCCCCCGGATGATCACGGCCGCCGAGACGGCGGCGAAGTAGAAGGCGGCGAAGGCGACGACGCCCCAGCAGATGCGGCGCAGCAAGCGGCCTTCTTCCTCGAGGAGCTGCTCCCACGTCGAGTTCTCGATGTAGCCCCGGAATCTCCTCAGCACGATTTCCCTCCCATGTACTTGCGGCAGAACAGGTCCAGCGGCCTGCGGTCTCCCCGCAGGCAGGCACGGACGGCCATCCGCCTGGCGATCTCCTTCTCCTCCCGGTCCGCGGGGCGCCTCTCCTGCCCGAAGAAGAGCTCGTGGAGGTCCGCCACCATCGCCTCGAGACGCGCCAGACGTTCCTCGGGGGTGGCCGGGGGCGGGGAGGCGCCGTCCACGGCCTGTGAAACACGAGGCTCCCGATGCGATCCGGATTTCATTTCTTCACCGCCCCTTCCACGCGCCGGAGAAACACCGCCACCTGGCGGATCAGCTCCCAGGCCTCGCGATTGATCCGGTCGTGCTCCTGCCAGGTGATCTTCCCGTCCTGCAGGGCCTTTGACGCCTCAGAGGCCAGATCACCGAACTCCTGGATGGTCTTCAGCAACTCGGCGGAGACGGATGTGACACTGGTTTCGATGGCCGGGACGGGAATGACGATCTGGCCGAAGCGCTCGGCCAAGTAATAAATGGGGGCGAGGGCGTCTTCCGGCTTCACGCCCAGGGAGAGGGCCGTCTCGATGATGGTCTCGATGCGGTCCAGGGGATTGTAGGCTCCCGAGTCCGTGAAATCGGTGGAGGGCTCCTGCCACTTGTGAACGAGAGAGGTTGAGACGTGGAGCCGCCTGGCATGCTCGACAGTCTGACGGCTGATGGCCCGGTTCAGCGCTTCGTAGGATTTCACAGTTTACAACCTCCGGCGCAGGGCATAATGGCAAACAAAAAATCGATGGGTTAACCGGTCGACAATCCTCTTGCTTTCTTTATGAGGCTGGTTTATGCATTACCTGTTTGTCCCTGTAGTTTTCGAATACCTCTCTGGGGTCCTTCCCCAGTTTCCGGCTGATAATCTCCATCAGGCGGGCGGAGCCCAACTTCCCCCTGATGACCTTGGAAATGGAAACGGCCGAGACGCCGGCCTCCTCGGCGATCTGCGATTGCAGGATGTTTCTCTTCCTGAGCTCATACTGGATGTCGATGGGGTCCATATTTGCTGCTCCTCGGGTTGGGTATGAAAATCTATTTGATTGTCATCAAGACGACCCCCAGCGAATGGAACGAACACAAAGAATCGCTGGAAGGGGCGCTTGCCAGTGTCTGGGTTAAAACCGTTTCGGCGGAGAGCGCTCTTTTGAGGGCCCTTCGCTATGTCAGTGAGCATCAGTGGCTTCCGCAGGAGGTGCAAATGGGCCCGATAGAGATTGAGATGCCAGCAGAGCCTGATCTCGATCTGCGTACACGCGAATTAGTGGACCATGCAGACCGTTTCGGGATTTCAGCTGTATTTGATGCATGGGTGCGGAAACCGTCATGATCTGCTTCAATTGATGTCGATGGGGTCCATATGATTTTTTCATCCGAGAAGCTTCCTGATGGAGAAACCGGGCTCGTTGAATTCCGCTACAGCACGTATCCCTCTGTGGGAGACAAATTGACCGTCACGACTCTCCCCGGGAAAAAGGTCCTGACGTTTCGATATATAGAGCGCCGCTTCGATTTCTCCGGAGGGGAAGAATCCGTTTTTCTGCTCTTCGATGCTTGCTAATAAGCCGACTGCGGAGATATTTCAGCTGCACGTGGTAAGGATTAAACTGAATCGTGTATTTTGTCAAGTAAAAATTTACGTTGTGACTACATTTGTCATCGGAACCGATGTTGGGCTGCTGTCTGACCGCTCAAAAGATCGCGGACGACATCGTCCGGGATGTTTTCACGGGTGATCACCGGGCCGGATCCGTCCACGGAGTACTCCCGCCAGTTGGAATAGATCTTCACGTCGCCGGGCGTGAGCTTCTGGCGGTCGTCGATTACCTCTACCTTGAGAATCTTCTTCAGTCCGTCGCGCAGATGCACGCTGGCCCGAACCCGGAGTTCCGCCGGCTCGTTGCCCATTCTGAAAGCTTCGGCCAGACAATCCTGGTAATAGGCGACGCGGCAGGTTTCCTGGATCGCCTCGTCGAGCGTGATGTCGGCCTTTACCTGAACGGAGGGAACGACGACGGGGATTCCCACAAGCATGAAAGTGGCCATGGCGGTTGCGCCCTGCTCGTTGCCCACGGAATAGATCTGCCAGGAATCCCTGCGCGATTCGATGTCGGGCTTGAAGCTTCCCTTGAAGCTGCCGTTCTGCGAGACCATGTCCGATGCACACCCCAAGAGCAACACCATCGCCGCCAGAGCTGCCACCGACCTGCCCTTCATAGTTCCACCTCCCGCTGAATTTGCGTTGAATCTATCACGTCCATGGCGAGATTCTATTACATATTGCGAGACAAAAAGGAAGGGGCCGGGAGGCAGGGGGCAGGCCGCCGTCCCGGCCAGGGGAGATGTGCAATCCTCACTGAAGCCCGTCGGCGCCGATCGAGGCGCTGCGGTGCGAAATTGAGATCCGCGCCGATCGCAAGCTGCACGTCAAGCCGGGCTTTTTCATCGGTCCGAACGTAACCCGCAGGAGCTTGTACGCCTCGAGTGGGGTATAGATCAGCAATGCGTCGCGCCCTGCGAGCATGTAGACGCCGGGCCCCGCCGGCAACGCCCGGAGGTGCCGCAGCGACGCGGCCAGGCCCGTCAGCGCGAATGCGCCGACGCCGGCGCTCACCCGCATACCGCGATGGAGACCCGCGGAGGATCCGGACAGGATATAGGCCGACCCCTCGGCCGCGAGCCTGCGCGAGGCCATGAGAGCTGCCGGGGCGCCGGCCTGGGCGAAGCCGCCGCTTTCGGCCCTGACCGCATAGCCGCGGCGGAAGACGACATCCTGGCCGACGAGCGTGAAGGCCCCGGATCCGGCCACCAGGCCCGTCCCCTTGCGCAGGGCCGCATCCGCTCCGACAAGGGAGAACGACCCCGGGTCGGCCGCCATGCGGCGGTTGCAGTTTAGGCTTGCCGGCGCGCCGGACTGGCTAAATGATCCGGGCTCTGCGGACAGACCATAGGTTCGCCTGAATCCTGCGTCGGTTCCGGCAAGGGCGAAGGCTCCGCTTTCCGCCTGGAGGCGGAGACCCTTGTGAAACGCCACGTCGGCCCCGGAGAGGGCAAACGCCCCGGCCTCCGCACTGACCCTCCCGTCGCGTCTCAGGCCCGCCTGCGTTCCGCCCAGCGCGAAGGAACCGCTTTCCGCAGTCAGGCGGTAAGCCCGCTTCAGGGCTGCGGCGGTACCGGCGAGAGCAAACGACCCGGCATCTGCGGATACTCTGTAGCCCTTCTCCAGGTTCGCGACGGATCCGGACAGGGCAAAGCTGCCGCTTGCGGCGCTGAGGCGATAGCCCTTATTGACACCGGCCGCCGTCCCCGTGAGGGTATATGCGCCGATGTCGGCCGTCAGGACGTAGTTGTTCGCGGCTGCCTTCGACGGCAGCCGTGGGCGCGGGCCCTGCAGGGCATAGTCGAAGGGCCGGCGGAATACGTGCGCCATTTACCCGCCGATCTCCTCGAAGGTGATGGTGCCGGACATGGTGATCGCGTCGGCCGGGGCAACCGGCAGCTCGACGCAGGCTCTGCGGCTGGGTGACAGCACGGGCCGCGTCTCCGGGGTCCAGATCTTGTCGAAGGGCCCTCGGATGTTCCAGTCCCACGAATAATGAGTGACGATCGTGCCCCCCGAGGCCTGCGTGGTGTTGTTGGCCTCGCAAGTGCCGCCGAAGGCCGCGTCGCCCAGCTCCTTCGGCACGGGAGTGACCGTAGTCCCGCCGGAACCGCTCGTGGTCTGCCCGGACGTGAGCTGAATGTTGAGAATTTCCTCTGCCGCATCCCCGACGTCAGACCGCTGAGAAATGTGCAGGTCATGAATAACCACGATGGCGTCAGAAGGCGCTACCAGTTCAAACAGGTCTTGGATGGCCGTGACGGCCACGTCCGTGAACTGGGCCGTGTAGATTCTTCCCATGATAACCTCCATTTATCGGACTATGATGTGTTGCGTTGCCCTCGTCCGGGACAGCATCCACGGGGGGATGCCCCCGACCGTAATCACTTCATCCGCCCCGATGTCCCACTGCGCGCCGGATCCGCCTCGGTCTTGCCCGTCGATGTCGGTTTGGAAGGGGCAAATAGCATCGTTGTAGAGGTTAGTACCTAGCCCTCTTGCACCAGTATCTGATGATTGAAGGTGGTAATCTCCGGAACCAACAAAGGAGAATGTCTGTGAAGTGCGGTCTCCGGTTGCCCCACCATATACGGAATATGAAGCACCA